ATCAGCGACTTTGCGCTTGGCATGGGTACATTAACTAAAAACCCGAAAGTCAAAGAGCACATGATTAAGTCCCTTAAAGAAAAAGGGTATAATGCCATAGTCGATGAAGCTGGCGTTGGGTCAATGTCTTATAACGGAAAAACAGCATCGAGAGAGGGGCAAGAAACGTTGATACTTTTTGACAGAAGTAAGAGCTTGAAAGAAGTAAAAACTGAAAAAGTTTCTACGTCATACGACTATTGGAAAGACGTTAACGAATCCAGAAGAGCTCTAAGAAAAATGCGTGCTAGAGAAGCGATTTAGGAGGTAGCCTATGCCAACATTAATTCAGCGCTTCCAGCATGCTTGGAACGCATTTAGAAACCCGCGTGATCCTACAATAAGAGACTACGGACCTGGATATTCTTATCGGCCCGATCGATACAGGGTTCGCAGCGGTAACGAACGCTCAATAGTTACAACAGTATTCAATCGTATTGCGGTAGACGCAGCGGCGGTAAACATAGAGCATGTAAGACTCGACGAGAATGGCAGATACAAAGACGTCATGAAAAGCGGGTTAAACAATTGCTTGACGTTAAGCGCCAACCTGGATCAAACCGGACGATCGTTTATGCAGGACGCTATCCATTCAATGTTTGATGAAGGGGTAGTTGCTCTGGTGCCGGTTGTAACTGTTAATAACCCGATGATTACGGCATCATACGACATCGTAACGCTACGAACAGGCAAGATACTGGAATGGTTTCCTCACCATGTTCGCGTTCGGGTATACAACGAAGATACGGGTCAGCAAAGAGACCTGATTCTTCCGAAGCAGATGGTCGCTATTGTTGAGAATCCTTTTTACTCAGTAATGAACGAGCCGAACAGCACTCTCCAGCGACTTATCAGAAAACTAAATCTTCTGGACTATGTTGACGAGCAGTCTTCGTCCGGAAAACTAGATCTCATTATTCAGCTTCCTTACGTAATCAAATCGACAGCTCGTAGGCAGCAGGCAGAGATGCGCCGAAAGGACATCGAAATGCAGTTGGCGGGCTCTAAATACGGTATCGCGTATACTGACGGTACTGAGAAGATTACTCAGCTTAATAGATCAATTGAAAACAACATTTGGACCGAGGTCAAAGAGCTCCAAGCCATGCTATTCAGTCAGCTTGGAATCACGGACGCGATCCTAAATGGTACAGCAGACGAAACCACGATGATTAACTATTACAACAATGTCATCGAACCGGTTCTGTCTGCTTTTTCTTTGGAAATGCAGCGTAAGTTCCTGACTGCAACGGCCAGGACACAAGGGCAGGCTATCAAGTTCTATCGTGATGCCTTTAAGCTCATTCCGGTTAAGGATCTTGCTGAACTTGCAGATAAGTTTACAAGAAACGAGATCGCATCTTCCAACGAAATTCGTTCTGTTATCGGCTGGAAGCCTTCGGATGATCCTAAGGCAGACCAGCTTGTTAATGCCAACCTTAATCAGAGTCCTGATGAGATGGCTTTGCATAACGGAAGTCCACAAACCGGTTCCAATGGGAAGCAGATAGTAGACAAGTTTGCTAATGAACCGGTAACAAAAACTTAATAGAGGAGAAACTTCAAAATGGCAAGAAAATACGACTTTGTTGGCTGGGCCACTCGTAATGACTTGCAGTGCTCTGACGGACGGACGATCAGACGTGACGCTTTTAAAGATTGCGACGGCAAGAGAGTCCCTCTTGTTTGGAATCACCAGCATCAGGACGTATCGAATGTGATTGGATACGCAGATCTGGAGAACAATCCTGGTGGCGTCATTGCACATTGTGCGTTTAACAACACTGAAAAGGGACGCGACGGTAAAGAGTGCGTAAAGCACGGCGACGTTGTGTCTCTTTCTATTTACGCAAACCAGCTCAAACAGATTGGCGGCGATGTGATGCACGGCGTAATTCGTGAAGTGAGTCTTGTACTTGCTGGAGCAAATCCCGGCGCCTACATCGAAGAAGTCCTCGCCCATGGCGACGAAGAAGGTTTATATTCCGCAGAGATTTACAGCGGTCAGCCGATCGAACTTTGTCATGCAGATGACGAGGAGGAAGACGATAAGGAGAAGAAACCTATGGCAGATGAGAAGAAAACTGAATCTGGCAAGACGATCGGTGAGATCGTAGACACTATGAATGATGAGCAGAAGCAGGCTCTTTACGCTTTGGTCGGCATGGCCGCTGAAGGCAAAGGTGCTGACGCTGACGCTGATGACGAAGACGAAGACGACGATTCCGAAGGAGGAAACGATATGAAGCACAACGTGTTTGATTCCGCAAGCACTGGCATTTACACTGGCGCAGCTCCGGTGAACATGGAACTGGTCCACTCCACAGCAAAGAGAGTTGGATCTTATAAGCAGGCAATCAACGAGATGATCGAGTCCGGCGAGCTGTCTCACGGCATCACCGTTCCCATGGAAGGTATGACTGGTCCTTCTGCAGCGACAGCAGAGCAGACCTACGGCTTCCGTGATCCCGACATGCTCTTCCCTGAGTACAAGTCTCTGAACACTCCTCCGGAATGGATTAAGAGAGACACCGGTTGGGTTCCGGTATTCCTGAACGGTGCTCATCACCTTCCTTTCTCCAGAATTAAGTCCCAGTTCGCTGATCTGACCGAGGACGCTGCGAGAGCGAGAGGTTACATCAAAGGCAGACAGAAGAAAGAGCAGGTCTTCAGCCTTCTGAAGAGAACCACAGATCCTCAGACCATCTACAAGAAACAGAAGATGGACAGAGATGACACGATCGACATCGTTGACTTCGACGTTATCGCATGGATCAAGGGCGAGATGAGAGGCCAGCTGGATGAGGAAATCGCAAGAGCAGGACTGATCGGCGACGGCAGACTTCCTTCCGATGATGACAAGATCTCCGAGGATCACATCAGACCTATCGCTACCGATGTACCGCTGTTCACGATCCGTGCAACAGTTACTGCTGGCACAAACGAGCAGGAGACTGCTAAGAACTTCATCACTTCTGCGATCAAGGCTCGTAAGAACTACAAAGGTTCCGGTAACCCGATCCTCTTCACAACCGAAGACATGCTTACCGATATGCTGCTGATCGAAGACGGCATCGGCCACTATCTGTATGAGTCTGAGCAGCAGCTCTGCACAAGACTTCGTGTCTCCAGAATCGTTACTGTTGAAGTTATGGAAGGATTCCATGTCGACACCACTGATGGCGATCAGGAAACCGGCGTTGAGCTTCTTGGCATCATCGTGAATCCTACAGACTACAGCTATGGTGCTGACAAGGGTGGCGCAGTTGCTCTGTTCGACGACTTCGACATCGATGTCAACCAGATGAAGTATCTGATCGAGACCAGATGCTCTGGCGCTCTGACCAAGCCTTTCAGCGCAATCAGACTGACCAAGGCAACTGCCTGATCGAGTTCAAAATGACAGTAAAAAGGATCTGAGATGAAATACTACGGCGATGTAACTTTTGTGATACAGCAGGAGGACCCGAACGCTCCCGGAAACTGGAAAGAGTATAGGGTCATTAAACCTTACAAAGGCGAATGGAAACGCGTTATCTCCAAGTGGGAGGGCGGAAGTACTCTCATTGACAACAAAAGAATCAACAATCAGCTTGAGATCATCTCGGATCCTTTTGCCACTTTAAACTTTGCGAACATACGCAGTGTCAAATGGATGGGGCAGGAGTGGGCGATCAACACGGTCACCCTTGCTCCTCCAAGAATCATCTTAGAGATTGGAGGGCTATATAATGCGTCAACGGAATCGTTTAGCACTCCATGAGAAACTGTGCGAGATTCTTGGAAGTCGTAACGTTTACCACGATCCACCATCCAATATTCACATGAATTATCCCTGTATCGTCTATAAGCGGATGGCGATTGACTCTAGAAGCGCTGACAATAAGCGTTACATCAATTGGTATCCATGGGATGTACAGATAATTTCAAAAGATCCCGATTTCGAGTTGTTTGATACGTTCCTCACGTTCTTCGAGAATGGAAGAGAGAACGCTCCCTTTACATCTGACAACTTACATCACTCCAACTTCACCATATATACCTAAGGAGGTAACATATGCCTAGACTTGAATGGGACAAAATTGGAGAACACTTTTATGAGACTGGTGTAGACCAGGTTGTTCTCTACAGACTTGATGCAAACAACGCTTACACAAACGGCTACGCATGGAACGGTGTCAGCGCGATCAACGAGTCTCCCTCTGGCGCAGATTCCAACCCGATCTTCGCTGATAACATCAAATACCTGGATCTGAGATCCGCAGAAGAGTTCGGTGCTACTATCGAATGCTACACGTATCCTGACGAGTTCGCAGAGTGCAACGGCGAAGGAACTCCTGCAGCTGGTATCTCTGTCGGACAGCAGACTAGACAGGCTTTCGGCCTTTGCTTCAGATCCCTGATCGGTAACGACGTTAAGGGTAATGACCTTGGCTACAAACTGCATCTGATCTATGGCTGCACAGCTTCTCCTTCCGAGAGCAACTACAGCACCGTGAATGACAGCCCTGAGGCAGGCACGTTCTCGTTCGAAGTTACTACGGTTCCGGTAGCTGTCCCTGGCTACAAGAAGGCTGCTCGCATCACAGTCGATTCTAGAAAGTTCTCTGCTCAGAAGATGACTGATCTTGAGAACCTTCTGTACGGTACGACCGTAGAGGGCGGAGAAGGCACCGCACCTCAGCTTCCTACACCCGAGGTGGTATTCACTACTCTCGGTCTTACATTCGACAGCGCCACAAACAAGTGGACTGCGGCGTGATCGTCTAACCAAACAATCT